CTGCCTAAACTTGAAAGTATAATTGATGGAGTATGTCGTGAGACATACACATTAATTATTTCAAATTCAGGCGCAGGTAAATAACAAGAATTTGCCGTTTATAATAGTAATATTATAAATTATTAATAACCAAAATCGGGAAAATCTGAGATGACAATCCCGAGGTAATTATAAATTTTAAAAGATTTATAACACTGTACAGCATAGGAATTGAAACCTACCAATTAGATAAGAAGAAAATACCAAAAAAAAATGATGTTATTTATTGATTTTCAATTAATTCCGAAAATATCTAATCCCTCTAAAGAGGGAATAATTCCCGCTAAATAGGGCATAATCTAATTTATAGAGGGATAAATATAATTTTTAAAATTATAATAATAAACGATTCAATTGTTTGATTTTATAATTTTTTTAATTATATTTAATATAATTAAAAATTATATAATATGAAAAAAATAGTACAATCAATTGAGCACCAATTTATTGATGCGGAAACGGGAGAATTGAAGTCAATTGAGACTTCGAAAGTTTTTAAAACTGCAGTAAATGAAGATTCTTTTTATATGGTATTTACTAAATTTATCGCACCGTTTTATGAATTAAACTCAGTAAGGGCGCAACAATTACTAATTTGGATGTGCGAACACGCAGAATTTAATACAGGAATAGTAAAACTAACACCAGCTGATAGGAAACGAATTGAAAAAGAATTTGACCTAGGTAAAAATATGGTTGCAAATAGTTTGCGTTTATTAAAACAGAAAGGTTTAATAACAGGAGAAATGGGTGAATTTAAAATTAATCCACAAATTTTCTGGAAAGGAGATTTAAAAATCCGTAGGCAAATATTAGAAAAAGGAGAATTTAATATTAAAATTAATATTGGATAGGAATAAAATATTCCCACGAGTGGTTATCATCCTTTTTTTTAGGATGAAAAGATATGCGGAGCTTATTCAAATAAAAGAATAAGAAATACAGATAAAAAACTGTATGATAACAAAACTGAAGACCAGTTATGCATTATATGCCTATTTATACAGGCCTTTAATGGCAACAATAGACAATGATGACTTTAAAGTCCTATATTTTTCACTGGAAATGAATCGTATGTCCCTTTTTGTAAAATTATTGTCCATTTATATTTTTGAGAATTTCGGCAGACAGTTATCATTTAAGAAAATACTTTCTCGTGAGAGAGAGTATGTTCTTTCTGATGATGATTATGAACTGGTTATGAAATGTATGCCATGGATTGAGAAGATTTCAAATAAAGTAGAGATTTATGATAAGAATGTCAATGCGAATACAATATATGCAATATTAAAAGACAGATTATCTAAAATGGGTACTTTTGCAGAAACCGAGACAAGACTGACTTATACACCGAATAATCCAAATCTAATATATAATGTTATCGTGGATCATGTTGGTTTGTTAAATCCTACGCAAGGCCATACACTAAAGCAGGAAATTGATCTGTTTTCAAAATATATGGTCTTTTTTAGGGAAAAATGTAAAATAAGTCCAATTGTTATCCAACAAGCCAATAGGGAACAGGGAAACATTGAACGCCTCAAACAGGGGCGTAGCTCATTCAGTATTAATGATGCAAAAGACACAGGGAATACGGTAAATGACAGCAATATTATGATTGCAGTTTATAATCCATTTAGAGATGGACTGAAAACATATAAGCAATATGATATTGAAAGATTAGGAGGAAACTTCAGAAGTATCCAGGTGTTAAAAAATAGGTTTGGAGACTGTGATATAGAAGTTGGATGTGCATTTTATGGCTGGATCAATTATTTTGCCGAAATACCAAGACCAGAATGTATAACTAATTATGAAAAATACAAGAATCCAATGTGGATTCTAGATAGTGAAGATAATACAGAGAACAGAGAGATAAAAAATAATAATTCTTCTAAATTTGTATTATAATGGCTATTAAATTACCTACAACAAAATTACCAGCAGCAACACAAGATCCTCAGAACTTAATTATCTACGGAGTACCAAAGATAGGCAAGACTACCGTATTATCAACACTTGATGACAACCTGATTCTCGATTAATTAAAGTCGCATATAACAGTAATGTTATAGTGAAAACCCGTTTAATAGTGGAAACTCCATTTTAATACAAATTTGGACAACCATATACCAAGTATGATATTTGATAAATTAACTGAAGAACAAAAACAAAAGGTAGAAGGATATGAACATTCCAATCATATAGGATCAATTTTACAAATTGACAGAAATATTAATTTAAGTAATAATAAATATGATGTCATAGAATTAATAAGAGAAAAATATAAAGATAGTAAAAAGATTAACTTGTATAATTATGTAATAATCTGTAAAGATTGTGGGCATATAATAAGAATAGCAAAAACATCATTTAAAAATTATAATTCATGTGCAAAATGCAATCAAATAAAATATCAAAATGATTTTATTGGTTTTGAAAATATTGCATTTAAAGTTATAGGTTTTAAAAAAGCAGTAAATTACAAATTATATTATCAAGTACAATGCAAAAATTGTAATAGTATATTAACAATGCGAAAAGATAATATATTAAATGCAAAAATATGTCATTGTATAAATTGTATTGGAAATAATAAAACTCCTAGTAAATTTGGTCCCTTAAATGTATATAAATATTATTATAAAGAAGGTGCTAGAAGTAGAGGTTTTAGTTGGGAAATATCAGACGAAGAATTTTATAATATAATATCAAAACCATGTTTTTATTGTGGTTCTGAACCAAGACCAATACAAAGTTTAAAAAGATATATAAAAGTCAAAGAACCTATTAACGTAAATGGGGTTGATAGGATAGATAGCAATTTAGGATATACTATCGAAAATTGTGTACCTTGTTGTTCTATGTGCAATAGGATGAAAATGGATTATACTTTAAACGATTTTGTAAATCACGTTTATAAAATATCAAATTATTGTAAAGGTTCAACGACTATCGAAAACCTATTGAATAACAATAGAAGTGAGTAGAGTACGCCATAAGCAAATGATGGTGGAAACGGCGGGATTCCTAAAAAAGGAATAAGATATAGTCTAATCTATATAGTAATATATAGCAGCGAAAGCGCAAATGATGTTGCGAATCATTTGGAATATAAATGTTTGAATCTGGTAGTAAGTACGTATCGGCTTTAAAAGTTGAAATTAATAGCCTGAAGGATTTTGCTGAGGTTTATAAGGCTCTGAAAGAGTCTGAACACAAATATAAGTTTATCACAATTGATACTGTGACTGCTTTGGAGGAATTTGTAAAGCCACTGGCATTGAAATTATATCGTGATACTCCTGCCGGAGCTAATTATAATGGCGATATAACCCAAGCACCAATGGGAATCGGATTCACGTATATCAGAGCGGCAATGGAATCAGTTATTGATAAAATTAAATCTGTAACTAATAATGTAATTATTGTAGGTCATGTAAAAGACAAGTCAATCATTTCTGCAGAAGGTAAGGAAGTCGGCTCCGTTAAGGATTTCGACCTCACAGGTAAAAGCGCAAGAGTCTTTGCGGCAAAATCTGATGCCATAGGTTTTGTTCATAGAGACGAAAATAGCAACCTTTGTATTAATTTTGAGACTGGAGGCATTGCCTCAGCCGGAGCAAGACCGGCACATTTAGCAAATAAAGATATCATAGTAGCCGAAAGGCAGGAAGATGGATCATTTATTTCACATTGGGATCGTATATACCCATCATTGAAACATTAATTATGAAGACAACATTTATTATGACAACCGTATTTACATATGAACAGACAGTAGATACGGAAACTGGAGAAATATTGGAAACAAAACTTCTGGATAAGAAGGTATCACTTTCTGATAAACTGGATCCAAATGACGAGACGCCAATAGCAATACTGGAAGAAAATCGTTTGGTATTTAATAAAGCCGCACTTCAGTTAATGGATCTGAAAAATGGTACACTGATGGATGTACGGTATAAGGTGGTTAACGGTAATATGGTTCCTGTATTGGGAACCGCTGATGCTTTTAATGTAGAGGGAGGAAACAGACTTACAAAGTCTGGAACCCTTTCTTTCAGAGGGGCAAAACACCAGACACTTGCTGAATATGGTACCAGGTTTATACTTGAAAAGACACTTCGAAAAGGAGAGTTTAATCTTGTCAATAAAGAGAATAATGTTCAAATTAATGATAAGATAGGAATTGACGAGGCTGAACACTGGGAACCAGAACCAGTAGAAATAGATAATCCGGATGACCTTGAAGCTGATGATGATATTTTTAAATTTTAATTATTAAATAAAAAATGAATATGAATTTTAACACTTTTGGAGATTTAGACGCAGTAGGTAGTGGTAATAGAAGACTTGCCCCATGGGGTATTTATAAGGTAAAGTTTATGGGAGCTAAAAAGGACTCCATCACTGGTAAGAAAGATCCTACAAAAACATATGACGTTCTTAAAATCAGATTTGAGGGAGAGGACGGCTATTATGAGGAGTCTGTATTTTATCCCAGTGATGATCAGTTCTTCGAGCGGAGAACTTTTACCAACCGAGATGGAGGCGAATACCAGATGCCTTCAAACTGGGAACGCGTTCAGACAATGATTGCCCAGCTCGGTACAGTACTCAATAAGGAAGGTTTTGAAAAGTATCAGGCCGCTAGCCGAAAAGGTGCCTTCAAGAGTTTTGATGATGTGGTAAAGGGCTTTGTAAAAATTATGGTGCCCGCAGAAGGAAAGGAGACAAATCTTAAACTGGTAGGACATACTGACAAGAACGGTAATGTCAATGCACCGCTTCCAACATTTGTAGCCATCAATAAGGAATGGAAATTCTTT